TGATTTTGAAGTAATGTTTGACCCTGCACGAGGAGGAAGTGCTTCTAAACTAGCTTTAGCAAGTCTTCCTGTAATATCACATTTCAATAAACTTGGTTCAAGTGGTACTTTTATTGGTAACAGTTTAAGTAGTACTGCTCCATATCAATTTGAAAAGAGTAATGGAACATTTGGGCATCAAGTCACAAAAATAGAAACTGTGCATGGAGATTTATCTCTTGTGAAAGAACCTTTATTTAGAGGGTTTTCTTCTGGTTTCTGCATGATTGTTGACCTTGACCATTGTTCATATCGACCTCTTGTTGGTAATGGATTGAATCGTGATACTTCAATTACAACTAATGTGCAACAAGCTGATGAAGATTTACGTAAAGACATGATTCTAACAGAAGCAGGTCTTGAAGTTTCTCTTCCTGAAACTCATGCACTTATTAATTTGGAGGGCGTGTAAAATGAGAAGTGATATATTAAATAAGAATAGCAATAGCTATGGTCAAATAAGCCCTGATGCAGGCGTTACAGTAGACTTCGGAAGCAAGAAGATTGTTACTTTCGCAGGTTCATTGACAGGCATTACGGCTGCAGCTGTAACATATTCTGATAACGATATTATGCAATATCTTGGAGCATTAGATGTTACAGTTCCTTCAGGTTGTGGAACACCTAATAAGATTCTGATTGAAAAAGCAATTTTTTCAGTTACCACTGCATGTGGGCAGACTCTTGTTGGTAATTTCCAACTTAGTGCAACTGGTGGTTCAGCAGAAAATGGTGCAGTTACAACTGGGACTGAGATATTTGGCGTAGGTGCAAGCATGGTAGCTCCTGATGGTTCTGGTGGCACAACTGGTTATACTGAGGCTGATTTGAATTTTAATTCAGCAGCTATAACGTATGCATCTCCAAATATAGAAGTAGCAACAAGCTTAATACATGTGTATGCTTGTACAACTACTACATTAAGTGCTGATGCTACAGCTGGAAGGTTCAGTTTGCAACTTGAATATAGCGTTATATAATCCTAACGGATAACAGTTATTGGGAACTGGGGAGAGGTCGTATAAAGGGCTTCTCCCAAATCCCTCAATAATAAGGAGAATGTATGTTTGGTAAAGATTTTAAAAAATATCCAGGTGGTGGTGCTCTTGAAGGTAACTCTCATGCTGAAGGTGGAATACCAATTGAAGCTGAGGGTGGTGAGATTATGATAAATACATCAATGAATGAAGCTGCAGATAAACATAAAGCTGGATTATTAGCATTAAATGAGAATCCAGATGATTATATGATTGTTGAAAAAGATATGTTTATGGCTCGTGATGGAGGATTAATCCCAACAATAGATGCAAGAGATAGAAGTGATATAGTATAATATGGGCTACAAGAGTAACGAGTACGAAAAGAAAAAATTGAACAAAAAATTTAAAGCAAAAAGGAAAGAAAAGAATGAAAAGAACAAGAACATATTATTGCAAGGAATGCAAGAGTTCAACGGATTTTGTCTTTCCGATGGCTGAGAAGATTGAATGTGAGTGTGGGTACACATTTGGGAGAAAATTTAATAATACAAAGAATCATGTCAATATGAGAACAACTTGGTCTGGTCAAACACAAGTAGAATTTTCACAACAGTCAATGCAAGAATCTGTTGAAGGTATGGGAGGTGAGTGGTAGATGGCTTGGGATTTTGGTGCAGAAATAAGTGCTTTAAGTGGATTTAATGCAGATTATGATGTTGATATCTCTACAGGAGAAACATATAGAGCACATGCTAATCAATGGCTTACTGATGGAGCAAAAGAAGTCATAAGTAATCTTCCTATAAAATTAAAAGAAAAATGTATGGCTATAACTCCATTAACAGATGCTAATGGAATAGATTTAGATGGATTTGGAGAAGTAATGTTTGTTTCTAGGGAGACTGGAGATAGCACAACAATATATGCTCCATGTAGAAAAATACCTTCAATGTATGGGGGAATGGCAGGCGACTCAAGCAACTTGCTTTACTTTGGAACAACTACTGACCCTGTTTTTTGGGTTGATGGTACAGGTGATGCATCAAAACTATATGTAAAGCCTGACCCTACTGGAAGTAGTGATGCAAAAATATTTCATATTTCATATCCAACAGTTACTTATAGTCAAAGTATTATTGCAAATTTTCCTGATGAAGCTGAGCATCTTGTTGTACTATATGCAGCAATTAGAGCAACTGAGTATATGATGCTTTCAGAAGAAGACCAAGAAGTATATGCCCCACAACTTGCGACATTAAAGCAAGATTATGCACAAGGTTTAGTAGCTCTTAAAGGAGGAAAATAAGGATGACACCAAAAGAATTAGTGCAACAAATTGAACATTTGATGGGTCGTCAACCCCAAGGGTACATGATTCGCTTAATGAATGATGGCTTATTAGATATAGGGGCGAAAAAGAAAGAATATACTGTATCAGCTACAACAGATTTAGAGCAATATAAAAGATGGTATCTACTTGATGAACAAATGATTGATATTACAAAAGTAGAAATATTGGATACAAATAGTCGATATGTAATGATACCAAAATTATCAGATTCACATAAATTGTTACGTGAAGATACTGATATAACTGATAATTCATTAACGAGTAGTTAGGGGCAATATGGCAAATAGAACATATCCAAATAATTATTTTGCATGGTATAATGATGATAAGCGTCTTGCAGTACTGTGCCTTGATACAACCTCTACAACTTCAGAGGAAACAAAAGAGCCTTATGACACTTATCAAGATGCTGATGTATCAAACGGACTAAGAATTACATATCACTCAAAATATGAAACTATAGATACAACTACTCTTACATCAGAAATGAGCACTACTCATGGGCTCGATACAGGTATGCAAAATGCATTATTATGTTATGTAAAAGCAAGACTGCTTGAAGACCAAGGCGATATACAAAAGGCTCAATATTTTAGACAAATGTATGAAAAAGCAGTTAAGCAATACCCATCACGTAAGTCAGGGGTACGGCAATTAGCTGTACCAAGGTTATAGGAGAAAACTATGAGTTCAACAGTAACAACGTGGGGAACTGATGCAAATACAAAGGCAACTGCTACAACTTCAGTTAATGATACATTTTTACGAGGGTATCTACCTTATATACGCCATACACCATTTTATTCTAATACAGATGGTGATGCTGTTTTTATTCCATTTATAGATATAACTGAAAATGCTGATAACCCTCCAGTAACATCTCAGCCTTATCATAGGATACTTATCCCATATGCTGGCTATATAGATAAAATTGTTTTTAAAACAAATGGCTCAGCTGATACTTGTGATTTTGAAGTTTATAAAGCAGTAAGTGGAACACCTGGTTCAGATGCAGATGAGAATAAACTAAGTGCTACAGTTTCAGTAGAAGATGGCACTGCAAATACTCCTGTTACTGCAACTTTTGGTACAAATTATTCTTTTGTAGCAGGAGATGTAATAGGAATAAAAATGACTTTTGAATCATCCCCACTCAATGTTGATATATCAGTTGTATTTAAAGTTTTAGTCGATTAATTAAAGGAGCTTAATGGATAGTCTTAAAGACTCATTAATAACTGTAGGGCAAGGAGGTGGTGCAATCGCATTAAGTTTATGGACTGCATTACCTGACATAGTTAGATTTGGAATTTTAGTTGCAACATTTATACATATTGTAATTAAGATTGACAAGGAATTAAAATAAATGGTACACTCATGGTCTTGTCAAGACCTTAAAGTACACTCAAAAGGAGAATAAAAATGGCAGTAAGAGATGCAAGTTTACATAAATATACAGTAGTGGAGTCACAAAATGCTTCAATGGGGCAAGCTGGTTCTATCTTTTTAAATTCAAGTAATACTGATCCTATAACAGGAAATTTTGTAGCAATACAATTCATTAATGATACAGTCTTTAATTCAACAAATGGACTTGTATCAGCAGAGAATACATTATTTGTAAATTCAGATAGTGG